TATGATTCTAGGGTAACGCTACTCAGCAGCCCCCCGTATGTGTCGCCATAAACACATGCGGGACTGAGCAGTAACACAACTACCATACTTAAAAGAAGAAAAGGGAAGAAATATTTTTCCTGATTTTATAAACCGGCGACAGGTGATTCCGGATTTTTCAATTTTAATCTGCAACTGCAGTGGCGAGGGTAGTTGGCTCCATCAAAATAAAACAAAGAAACCAGTGTTTTCAAATAGAGGGTGGATCGCCTGGTGGCTTACTCGGGGGGTCTTTCCGGAGTGGAGGCTGAGGGTTCTGCCCAGCATCTTGCCTTCTATCTTCAACTGAAAGCAAAACCGGAGAGGAAGTCACAGGCATAGGGAGACGGAATTCGACGGACAAAGTAATAGCTAGGTAACCCAAAGCTGTGGCACTAGCAGGACCAGTAATGTACACCAAACCCATAGCTTGAACTACTCGGTCAACCTGCTCAGAGTTCGTGAGAGGACTCGAGTCTGCTTGATACCAATTGCGTCTCTTACCAATATTGTTTGGCATGGAGAAATTAACCTCTTGCCAAAGTGGACCTCGATGAGAAGTACCGGCTTGCTGGGTGAGAATGGAAACATCACCAGCAGAATAGGAACCTGAGGCAGTCTTATAAATCATCTCAGCGTTATCTATATAAGCCATGCGTACTGACCCACCGGTGGTAGCCCCAACCAAGGGGACCCACCGAAGGTTGTACTTGAGAACTTTGTACTCCTGGAATAGGGATCCAACCTGTCCAAGTTGGTATGAAAGGTAAGCAAGCGGATCAACAAAGACGAAACCAGTAGAAATACCAGAAGGATTGGTGCTAAGAGCACCAGTCTCAAAAGTGACCTGGTAAGTAACACGTCCATTGTTGTAGTTCATGCGGGGGGGGCGTAAATTACGTCGAGCCGAGCCGCCAAGAGGGGGCCCTCGCCGAGAAAGATTAGAGTTTTGAGATTTGCGTGTCATTGTTGAGGAGTGGATGTTGAGAAACTAGGTGGCAAAATTCTGCCACGGGCTCCGGCTCACACCATGTCACAATCGGCTGACACTCGAGAGCTACCTGCTCATCGGGAGTCAAGCCAAATGCAAGGTAAAAAGAGTAACGAGACTCTGGAGTGATTTGGGCTTTCTGGACGCCACGGGCCATGTACCCGAGACCAGAGTCGTTCACTCGAGAGCTCGCCTCAGCATGGTGATGCGGAGCCCAAATAGCAGTGTAAAAGGCCTCCCAGAAAGGTACACCAGTGGTTAGTGATAGACCGCATGTACCGATGGCATTGCGCCACCGCTGGAACTCAAGTTCGTTGGCCCAAGAAAGCAATGATACGCAATCCTTGCTAGAAGCGGTAAAAGGATTACGGACCATACGCCACCCGTCACCAATGGCAACAGGCTGGGCTTGGCAAAACTCAATACGTTCAAAAACATCAACCATTGGCTCACGAGTCAACTTAAACCCAAACTCAGTGAACCACTGGTCAATGCCAGCGAAACGGTTGTAGTCACGACGCTCGCATATGACAACACAATCATCACCGTTATTGCTAAGACGAGCAATAACACCACGTTCCTCAAAATAACCGAGGACTATGGAAGACATGAGAATGCAATTTCCCATACCGGTGTTGATATCGCCAGACATGCGACAACCATCCACTACATACCGCACAGTACCATCTGCGGCTCTACCGAAACCACGGTTTCTCAACTGCCAAGACAAATATTCAGCCAACTCTGCGGACTTGAAGATTGCATTGTAGAACGAGTGTTCAAATTTTAATGCATCGACGCTGACATGTTGGTCAAATCGGCTAGCGTCGAGTCCGAATGCGACGGGATCATCAAAAGCATCCCAGTTCTCTCGCAAAGCAGAGGCGGTGTCATCGGCATTCAACCCCTTCAATATGACATTATAACCCTGGAAACGAGCAAATCCTTTACAAATAGCTTTCTCGAACGGTTTAAGGTACCGCCCAACCATTACATTGTACCGGGGAGACCTCGGTTGGATAACACGTGGTGCGGGGTCACCCTTGGAAGAGAAGTTAATCTTCTCTGCCTTAACGAAAGTGGAAACATAAGCGTCACTGCGTTGACAAGCC